CTCCTGCGGTTCAGAATTTGTGTCCTGAACAGTGGATAGCCACTTACCCCCCTCTTACAAGGCTCCCGAACCGGGAATCGGCATGCAAAGCCGACGACCAGTCCGTTGTGAGCTTAGAGCCTCCGCCAACCAGTTCTTAATTGAACGCTCTTGGCGTGCGTTACCACCGATGGGTCCGTCTCTCCGCCAACAACTAAGTTGCGCAAGAGACGAGGCCATGAGTCAAGGGTCGACTCCGAAGTCCTAGACTTCAAGAACCGAGTCCTGACTTGGATCTCACCAGTATGCTTATTAGCACGACACCAGAGGCCTTGGTCCCAGTTTAGGACCAAAGCCCGTATGCTCGAGCTAACCTCTCTACAGGGAAAGGCAGATGTCGGAGTGCCAAAGGGTATAACCCCGTACACGGACGACAACGCTTCCCAGAGGTAAGAGGCAGCACCTACAAAGCCCCGGCTAGCTAGGCCGTTTGCATAGGCGATGTAGGATGCGTAAGCAGAACTATCGGTGGGTTTCTGACTCCAGAGGGTATGGACCCGGATGGGTGTGACCTCGACGCCTTTGTAAGCGTCCACGCCACAGCTCTCCCGAAAGTCGCCCCTCCAGAAGCATTTGGAAATGTTGACCTCGAGGCCAGCAACTTCCAATGCCCATGTAACCGTCTCTACGTCATCGGTCGTAACAATTATGTCATCTCCGTACACGTAGACACAGTCTGCCGCTTTGCGGTAGCTGATTCCCCGCTGCGTACTGATGGCACAAACACAAAGTGCCCAGAACACGAACGATTCCACTGGGAAGCATAAAGCTGAACCCATAGGAGCGAACTTGTTCAGTACCACCTGCCTACCATCCGGTAGGGTTGTACCAACACTCCGTGAGGCTAGCAGAGCGTCCTTTACCTTACTAGGGAAAAGGTACTCAACCAGTTGCAAGGAGACGCGGTCGGACGCATCCTTCAAATCGATCGTAGCAAACTCTTTATCCTTTGAGGATTGAAGTGCTAAGTTACGATTGACGGACTGCAGTTCGAAGTTAATGTGCCCTTTGGTGAGCCAATGGCTCTCTAAGTGACGCATCAAGCTTCGACCCACTCCCTGTTGAATCCACTGATACTCAAGTGGTTCGCAGGAGATAAGCCGAGGACCGCGTGAATCTTTCGGCACAAGTACCATCTTAGCAAAGCCGGCGTGTAGCCGTTCTAAGCTCCGGTACCACTTTAGCCGATCGATCAATTCCGGGACCCATCCTACGATGAAATACTCGTAGTATGGAAACTGAGAGTTGAGCTTGGAATAGAAGTGGTGGAATTCCCACTTATCCTCACCCTTCTCACCAGTTGCAACCGCACCTGGGCCGTGTCGAGGAATAATATCCTTTGGGTCAAACCCATCAAGGACCTCGGCAATGACTTCCCTCGCGACGTACAGAAATCTGTCGTCAAACGAGATTGGATGTTCCGCAATCGTGCTGTCCACCTCGAGAAAGTTGGCTATCGCCAATTGTTCAAGTTTGGGCGAGTACGGGAGCTCCAATTTGTAGAAGACATAGCAGATCTGCCGTGCTTGCAAAAGCATGGTAGGGTTCCACTCGGTCAGGTACCCCTCAGAATCATAAGCATGGCTTAGCAGGCCGGCCATCAAGGCTGGTATGCTAGCGTTCTCCCGGGACCTCGAAAGTCCAGCGGGAACGTCGAGCCGATGCGTTTCTAAACTCCTGTCGATGGCTTTACCTAATAATGGTAGAGTCTTCGTAAGGAAGCCTAGACCTTCAGACGCGACACGTGACCTCACGGTCTGGATATCGCGAACGAAGGACTGCGACACCGAGGGATGTTTCTGGCAAAGGTCAGAAAACATTTGTGCAATCAGGCCGACGTAAAAGTCGTCCTGGCTCTTCCTTGGTCCACTCATCGTGGTACCTATCCAGGATTAGCCGCGCGCAGACCTCCAACTCCACACATTTACTTAACGTTCTCCTCGCAGCAAAGCAGCGAGTGTCCCCACATTGGTTTTGACTGATGGATTGATGAACGCATGAACGGCAACAAGGCCGCTAGCGATCTGATCAATCGTAAAGCCAGCACCCCGAGGAACAGCGAACGTTTCGTTCACAACGAACGTACGAACTTTTCCAGCAGTGTCGAGTACAGTACTCGAATACTGGACAAGGTGGCGATCCACTATGGACCCATCCTTGGCCTTTTGCTGATTATGACGAATCACAAACAGCTGGGGCAGTTCTGCGGTCGAATCAATCGCGATCCTCACGGACCCCGTTTGATCTTGTGACACTTCGGCGTAGTCTTCTCCGTCGATAGTGAGTGTTGAGTTAAAAGCCATGGCGGCTATAACCTGAGCACCTTTCTGGGCTAATGAAATGCCCGTCGTAGAAGATTCTCGGCAAACTCTCCCCACCTTTGGTATAGTAGGGATGCCAGCAGAGTCTTCTGGAGTGACGAAAGATCACCCGTTAGGTGGATGAAGCTGTTGAAGGGGAGTCCCTTCTCGCGCCTATAGCGTCTACTGATACCATAGCCGATGAGCTGGCGAGCTGCCAAACCATCTGCGATTGGTACGTAGCCATAGACATCAAAGAGATATTCTTCCTTTGTCGAGAAGAATGAATCCATAACACGGAGCGTGCCCGGGAAGGGCGCGCCACCACCGTAGTTATGGTCTATCTCTCTGAAGACGTTAGAAAGACCGACAAACCATTCCGCAACGAATGACAGCGAGATGCTGTTCCAATATATTCGTAGCGGGTTGTTGAGCCCTAACGCCGCGTTTAGCGCATTTAAGAAGGACAACGTGCTTTCTAGCCGTTCAAGTTCATTGCGAACAAGAATGGTAGAGTACATTGCTCTCTTAGTTCGTCTCAGTTGAACATATACTGGCCAACGGTCAGATATGGACCACAACTGAGTCGCCGGAGGCGGATCGTCGTCGATGTCTTCAGCGTACTCACGCCGATATCGAACGCGATACGTTTTACCTGCAGTCCGTTGGAGGAACCGCAAGCGTTTCCTAGTAGTCCCAAGAACACCGGCAAAAGTCTCAATATCCTTGATAAAGGGCTTTATACCGAATTCGAAGGAAAGGAAACCCGACACAAGAGCGGGGAGCATACGTTCTTTTAAGAACGTGAAGGTTTCCTTAAGGTCACCTAGCTCCAAAAGGAAGTTGGCAAGATTGTCTTCTTCCTTTACTTGAGTAGTGGCGTCGTAATAGGCGTCCCACGCAAAGTCACCCTTTTGGTCTGCGCCAATCTCCTGACTCAGAAACTGCTCCGGTCGCAGCTCCCATACCGAAGGTTCGTACTCCGCTTTCGTAAAGAAAACGTCTCCATAACGCTCTGCGTTAATGGAAGTAAGGTCGAGTACCTTGGTGGGAACCGTTGGGAAGAGTCTGAGCCAAACCTTCTCATGAACTACACCATTGAACCCGTTCTGGTTTCCGACAACGTCGGTCATCTTCTCCCAGAATGTCCACTGATCTGTTGTCTGTCCTTGATAGAAATTGTTCACGAATCTGCCATCAGGCAGGTGAATAAGATCATTAGGTACAGGCGAATCAGGATCAAGTGTAAGGATCTGCCGAGACTGTGTTGGAACATAGTCAGAGCGATCTCTGGTTCTACCTCCGTGATGAACAATCACAGGAGGGGGAGGTGGTAAGAAACCTACTGCAACGGGGTGGCGAGCAGCCCATTCATCACGTTTTCTTTGGTCTGCGACCTCACGGTCGCGTTCCTTGATACGTTTGATGGCGAGTCGTCGCTCTCGGCGCAGTTTAAGCGTTTCAGCACGAGCCCTAGCGCGTTCAATCTGACGTTCGCGAATTTCGTCTAAATGCTTTTGGTGAGCTAACTGCTTCATACGAAGCCGTTCAGCTTTAACCTGGGCACGACGAGCGGCGTCAAGATCTAGTTCGTGTTGGGACTTTCGTACTTTCATGAAGAAGAACAGCACCCCTTTCGGATGTTGTAAAGGAAGCCAGCTATCT